GACGCAACATGGGAGTGACTGAATAAACTTACTGGCAACCGCTGGTTAAGGTGATGAGACACAGGTGGTGCTGCTGCAGCGATGCAGAACCGACCTACCAGTCGGGTCTCAGGCAAGGACGTTTTTACACTGTAGTAATGCTCGTTCTTTGTTGGTACACAGGAACCCAACCTCCCTCCTTTTTTTAGACCTAAGATGCAACTGGAAAGTGGGGCAGATGGTCTTTCATGCGGATGTCGTATAAAAGTATTACGACAAGTTTCCAACTTGTAAACGGTGGTGCAATACCATCCGTCCGCTTTGAAACTATATAATGATAAAATGTCAATTAAGTTAGTTCTACTTAAATCCAACGAAGAAGTCATAGCAGATGTAAAAGAACTTGTAGATGAGAACGATAAACCCATCTTCGTAGTTTTGGAAAATGCTTACTGTTGTAAGTTGATTGAAGATCCTGTTTTACTTACTGAGGGTAAAGAGGATGCAGAAACTAAGTACAGTGTTCAGTATTATCCATTCATGCCTTTATCTGATGAGAAGAAGATATCGATTGATCCTAGTTGGGTTGTAGCAATAGTAGAACCAAAACCAATGGTCAAAGAATCTTACGAGGCGAGAATGAATGGAACAGGAAATTAAAATAATAGTATTGGTAAATGGTGATCTGATAATATCGGCAGTCGAAGAAGTTGCAGCTTTAGATATAGGTGATCCCAACTGTAAAATGATATCACCATACAAGATAGTTGGTAAAGAAATGTCGCCTTGGTTGGGTGATGTAACTGACGATGTTGACATTATGATATGTTCTGATAAAATATTATCATTGGTTGAACCACACAAATCATTAGTGGATGCCTACTTGAAATTAGCTACTAAAGAATGAAGTTTTACACAAATGTTTTCCAGATCGGCAACAGTATGTTGATCAGAGGGTATGACAATGGAAGACATTTTGAGGATAGACATGAGTTCCATCCAACATTCTATGTGCCTACAAAAAGAAAGAGAAGTAAATGGAAAACACTTGATGGTCAATTAGTAGATCCTGTAAAACCAGGCACTATCAAAGATTGCAGAGCATTTATAGACAAGTATTCACAGGTTCAAAACTTCAACATATATGGTAATGAAAGATATGTACATCAATATATTTCCGAAAACTATCCAGAAGATGAGATCAAGTTTGATCTAAACAAAATTAAATTAGTTACTATTGATATTGAGGTTGCTGCAGAGAGTGGTTTCCCTGATGTCTTCAACGTTGCAGAAGAACTGTTACTGATTACTATACAGGACTATAATACAAAATTCATTACCACATTTGGATCTAGACCATATAAGACTAATCCTAACAGGAAGAACTATCGTTATGTGGACTGCCACAGTGAAGAAGGATTGTTAACTACATTTGTAGATTGGTGGCAAAGACATACGCCTGAGGTCATTACAGGGTGGAACTGTGAGATGTATGATATACCTTACCTCATGGGTAGGATGGAAAGAATTATGGGAGAGAAGTATGCTAAGAGAATGTCTCCTTGGGGTATAGTAAGAAAGAATGAAATCACAGTAATGGGTCGTGCAAACATAGTTTATGATCTTGCAGGCATATCTGTAATTGACTACTTGGATCTATACAAGAAATCCCCTGCAACTCCAAACCAAGAAAGTTTTCGATTAGATCATATTGCTCTCATGGAGTTGGGTCAACAAAAATTAGACCACAGTGAGTTTGATACTTTCCGTGAGTTTTATACTGGTAACTGGCAGAAGTTTGTAGATTATAACATCGTTGACGTTGAACTGGTAGACCGTCTTGAGGATAAATTGAAACTGATTGATCTATGTTGCACTCGTGCCTATGACGCAAAGATTAATTTTACAGATGTCGCTTTCCAAGTTCGCACATGGGATGCCATCATATACAATTATCTAAAGAAAAAGAATATAGTCATCCCACAAAAAGATCGTAATTCTAAAGATGCAAAGTATGCTGGTGCATATGTAAAGGAACCGAAGCCTGGTAGATATGAATGGGTAGTGTCATTTGACCTTAACTCACTATATCCGCATTTGATTATGCAATATAATATTTCCCCAGAGACTCTTCAAGATAAAAAACATCCTAGTGCAACAGTAGAAAGATTACTAAATCAAGAAGATACATTTGAATTGTTTAAGGACTTTGCTATCTGTGCCAATGGTGCAATGTATAGTAAGGAGAAGAAAGGATTCTTACCTGAGTTGATGGAGAAGATGTACAAGGAACGTGTCATCTTCAAGAAAAGAATGATCAAAGCAAAGAAAGCATATGAAAAGACACCAACAAAAGATCTTGAAAAAGAAATCGCAAGATGCAACAATGTCCAGATGTCTAAGAAGATTGCTCTTAACTCTGCCTATGGTGCGATTGGTAATCAATACTTCCGCTATTTTAAACTAGCGAACGCAGAAGCAATTACTTTATCAGGACAAGTATCTATCAGGTGGATAGAGAACAAAATGAATCAAAAGATGAACACTATTCTAAAAACGGAGGGTAAAGATTATGTTATTGCTAGTGATACTGATTCTATCTATTTGCACATGGGTGATCTGGTCGAAGCTGTATACAAAGGGAGAGAAAAAACTACTGAGGGCATTGTCTCGTTCCTTAACAAGGTCTGTGAAGTGGAACTTGAGCCTTATATTGAAAGTTCTTACCAAGAATTGGCAGACTACGTTAACGCCTACGATCAAAAAATGATAATGAAGCGAGAGAACATCGCTTCAACTGGTATATGGACGGCAAAGAAAAGATATATTTTAAACGTATGGGATAGTGAAGGTGTAAGATATGAAGATGCTAAACTTAAGATCATGGGTATTGAAGCAATCAAGACTTCAACCCCTGCACCATGTAGACAGTTCTTGAAAGATGCTTTTAAATTACTAATGAATGGAACAGAGGATGAAGTAATTGACTATATCGAGGAGTGTAGACAAAAATTCAAATCATTACCACCAGCAGAGATTGCATTTCCTCGTACAGTTTCTAACGTAGAGAAGTGGAAGTCACCATCAGACATGTATTTGAAGGGATGCCCTATTCATGTTCGTGGTGCCATACTATACAATCATTATACGAAGAAGAAAGAAATAGATCATAAGTATTCTGCAATTAATAATGGCGAGAAGATCAAGTTTTGTTATTTGAAGACACCAAATTGGATGCATGAAAATGTTATATCTTTTATTCAAGACTTTCCTACAGAACTTGACCTAGATAAACATATAGATTATGAATTACAATTTAGTAAATCATTCATAGAACCTATTAAAGTTATCCTTGATTGCATTGGTTGGGAGACCGAACGCAAAAACACACTAGAATCATTCTTCTCATGACACGTTACATAGTATGCTGGACAGATGACGGCATTTTCTCTGACACACAGATGAAAGTCTTTGAAACCAGAGATCCAGCTAATTGGTTTGCCCAAAGTATAGAAAAGCAGTATAATGATGTTAAAGTATACTTAGCACGGAAAGGAGAGTTTGATGACTAAGAAGAGAATACTAACTCTAGTCACAGGTGGTTTCGATCCTCTTCATAGTGGCCATATTGCTTACTTCGAGCAAGCAAGAGAACTTACTAATTATCTTGTAGTAGGATTAAACACCGAAGAATGGTTAACTAGAAAGAAAGGACAGTACTTCCAATCATGGAAGGAACGCGCCGAAATTATAAGGCATCTAGACATGGTTGATGCTGTTATTACAGTAGAAGATGACGAACATGGTTCTGCTTGTAATGCCATCTCTGCATGTTTGGAGATTGCACAAACGGTAGTCTTTGCCAATGGTGGAGATCGTGGATCAGACAACACACCAGAGACAGATAAGTTTGGTGATGATCCGAGGGTCGAACTGGAGTTCGGTATCGGTGGAACCGATAAGAAGAACAGTAGTTCATGGTTGCTGCATAATTACTTTGAAAGACAGAGAAAACTGGTAGGGATCTGATGTATCACAATAACTTTTTTACTGAAGAACAATGGGAATGTATAAGAGTTTGTGTGGCAAACGCACCCATACCTTATGATATTACAAAGAAAAAGATTCCTGTTGAGATCTTAGAAAAAATAGGACAACCACAGAGAGTACAACATGAAGGTGAAACTCTAATTAAAATAGATTTAGGAGTGTATCAATGAACAATGTAGGATTAGAAGTTGTGTTCTGGACTATACTTGGAGTGTATCTCCTAGCAAAGTTGGGAGTGTTTAAGAAATGAATTGTTGGCACTGTAACACTGAACTCATATGGGGATCAGATTTCTCAGGAGAAGACTATCATTGTGAAGAGGAATACTCTATTGTAACTAATCTCTCATGCCCTAAGTGTCAATCCTTCGTACAAGTATACTATCCAAATCAAGACAATGAGTGAGGAGAAAGAAGTATTATGGGAACCTTGGCAATTTCCAAATATTTCCGTATATAAAACTAAATTAACCGAGGATGTTATGGATTATCTTTGGTCTTGTATTAAACAAGCAGAAGAGGATAATGTAGATAACAGTAATGATTATAGTCATAGACTCGCTGGTAATATTACAGGTAGTCTAGGACTCAAGGATAAAAACAACTGGTTCTTAGATAAAATTGTAGGGCCACTTACAAACAAAATCATGGAGGAAACTCCACATGTGTATGAACCTCCTGTGGATGTAGATGAGTCTATCAAACATAAACTACAACCATCCTTAAAATTAAATTGGTGGGTTAATTACCAATATCAAACAGAATTCAATCCAGAACATATGCATGATGGTATAACTTCATTTGTAATATGGATGAAGATTCCAACAAACTATGAAGAACAACATAAATTGCCATTTAATTCTAAAGCTGCATCGGACTTTCAATTCACCTATTGCAATATATTGGGAAATGTAGTAGAATATCCTATATACATGAGCCCAGATATGGAAGGCGTATTAATGTTATTTCCATCATCACTACACCATCAAGTATATCCATTCTTTAATACAGAAGAACCAAGAATATCAATCGCTGGTAATTTGTTATGGAATGTGATAGAATGTAAACAAGACTAAATTAGTATGGACTTCTTAAAAGAAATAGTAAAAGAGATTGGCGATGAGTACACCCAACTCGCCTCAGAGGCAGAACAGATTGAAACATATGTGGACACAGGTTCGTACATTTTTAACGGCCTTGTATCAGGCTCTATATTTGGCGGTGTATCTGGGAACAAGATTACTGCTATTGCTGGTGAAAGCTCTACTGGAAAGACTTTTTTCTCCCTCGCAGTGGTTAAGAACTTCCTTGATAATAACCCTGATGGGTATTGTCTATATTTTGATACAGAAGCCGCCGTTAATCGTGGACTACTGGAATCGAGAGGTATCGATCTTGAGAGACTTGTCGTGGTTAATGTGGTAACAATTGAAGAGTTTAGAACAAAAGCACTAAAGGCAGTAGATATATACCTCAAAGCAGATGAGTCAACTCGCAAACCATGTATGTTTGTATTAGACTCTTTGGGTATGCTCTCTACAGAGAAAGAGATAAGAGATGCATTAGATGATAAGCAAGTTCGTGACATGACCAAATCACAACTTGTCAAAGGTGCATTTAGAATGTTGACTCTTAAACTTGGTCAGGCAAAGATTCCTTTAATAGTTACCAATCATACCTATGATGTCATCGGTTCTTATGTCCCTACAAAAGAAATGGGTGGAGGCAGCGGCCTCAAGTACGCAGCAAGTACGATCATATATCTTACTAAAGCTAAAGAGAAAGATGGAACGGAAGTCGTTGGAAATATTATCAAGGCAAAGACTCATAAATCACGTTTAAGTAAAGAGAACAAAACAGTTAAGATCAGACTTTACTATGATGAACGTGGTCTGGACAGATACTATGGACTCTTAGAACTAGGAGAACTCGGTGGACTCTGGAAGAATGTCGCTGGTAGATATGAAATCAATGGTAAGAAAGTATATGGTAAACAGATACTTGCTAATCCCCAAGAGTATTTTACTCAAGATGTGATGGCGAGGTTGGAGGAGATTGCTAGAGAAGAATTTAGTTATGGATAAGTTCATTAGAACATATCCAATGCTGACACAGGAAGTATGTAATACTCTAATAGACACATATAAGGCTTCTAAGACTAAAGAAAGAATAGATAACTTTTTTACACCACAGTTCACTCAAGTAAATCTGAATGAATTGAATGAAAAAGGATATCAAAAATTTACACAACTACTTTGTTATAAAGTTTTAGAGATAGTAAAAGAATATAAGAAACAATTACCTGAGTATAGTGAGTGGTTCCCAGATAAAATATTCTTCGAGGAACTAAGAATTAAAAAATATGAATCAGGCACTGATGATCAGTTTGAATTGCATACAGATGTTCAAGATCATCAAAGTGCAAAAAGATATCTTGCCTTTTTGATATATCTCAATGATGATTTCAAGGGGGGAGAAACTACATTTCCTTACAATAAATTGACAATTAAGCCAGAAACTGGTAAAGTATTGGTATTCCCTCCCACATGGCAGTATCCACATAGAGGTATGCCTGTTAAATCGGGAAGTCCAAAATATATTATGAGTACATACCTTCATTATAATTAATGGAAACTATTGAAAATACCATCATTCAGAATCTAGTTACGAATGAGGACTATACTAGAAAGGTATTGCCTTTTTTAAAACCAGATTACTTTGATAAGACACATGAAAAAATAATATTTGATGAGTGTGCTAAATTCATTGTTGCATATGATAAGTGCCCCACGAAAGAGATACTGAGTATTGAATGTGAAAAGAGAAAGGATATAAATGATGATACCTATAAAGAGATAGTAACTTATCTAAATGATATTGAACCGACTCCTACTTCAGAAGATTGGCTTATAGATACTACAGAGAAGTGGTGTAAAGAAAGAGCAATCTATCTTGCACTGGTCGAGAGTAT